TTGAGGGTTATTAATCTATTACACTCTCCTGTTTTCCTAGCCTCTTCTTGCTCAGGGGGAGGAGTATATAAATTTTCAAACATAATTGTTAGATTTCCTATCGGTTCGTTTAAATAGAATAGACTGAGGTAATTGTAAATGGTTTTTATATAATATACACTATCATTTTGTATTGTTTTGAGATATAATAAATAATCAGCGTTTTCTTGAGACTGATTTGGATGTCCCCCAAATCCTGGTCTATTTGGGGCTGAACCAAAGATTTTTTGATAAGGATAGTAGGTACTGGCTGGTATTTGTTCCATTAAAAGGTCGGCAATTTCTCTAACATCTCCTACGCTTAATTGTCTTTGTTCGAATTCGTGCTTTAATTTATCAATAGTTAGACTTCCTGTGAAATCTTTGACATATTGTATAAAATCCATTTGCGCTTTTATGTTTCTTTCTTGACCTGCCATAATGCCGTCTATTAAACCATCAATCTTAAACACATCTATTTTCTTTTCATTAGCTAATTCCAAAGATAATGTTAAAATCAAGATATACGCTCTAAGAGGCTCTAACACACCTTCTAGTAAAGATTTCCCCCATCCTCTATAAATTGGTGCATATAGAGATGGTGCTGATTCCCCTCTAAAAATAATTAACCTGCTTCTGTGTATTTTTTTTCCATAGTAATAAAAGTAAGTTTCTTTTGCGTCTAAATTGAATTTTTGCGGATTACTTGCTGTGCCAAAAGTCGTTGATAGTAAAGATAATTCCCATAAATCGGCGGCTTGGAAATCTAACCCCGCTGCCTCCGATACTTCTTCGTTGGTTAACGGCTCTATCCATCTTGCATCCATAGCCTGCCTCCCTTCTACTGTTCCAAACTCATAGCCTTGCGGTAAAATATCAATAATGATTGCACTCCCTCCATATAAGCGTGCTTTCCAAAGAGCTTCTAGTAAAATTTTGTGTGCATTCGTTTCTTCATATCCATGAGCCAAAATATCTAATTCTTCTTGAGAATATTGCCATGAGTGAAAAATAAGCTTTTTGCTTAAGGCTTCTGTAGGGGCTAATTTAATAATCTTTTCCACTAAAGGAACTTTTAAAAATAAAAAATCTAGAAGAGGTCTATTTAGAGAAATATAAGTGTCAAGATTTTTTAACCTCTCTAACAGCTCTTGATTCACTATACGGCCATTGAAAGTTCCGTAACCTTGTATAAAGGGATTATAGTAATTTTGGAATCCATTACTATTATGCTTTAAACTGTTTTGTTTTTGATTTGTTTGGATTTTTTTTTTTGCCATCAATTAAAAAGTTATGATTTAGATATATTTAATGTATTCTATGATAAAAAATTATTTATTGTCAAGAAAAATCTTGACAAAGAAAATATTATGTTTATTATCTCTTGCTAAGCAAAGCAAATTACACAGACAAAGTGTATAAATTAGTTAAGCTGTTTCGGAGAGGAATACTCTCCCTTAATTTTAAACTTTAAATTATTATTTATGCCATTGATAGAAGGAAAATCTCAAAAAGTTATAGGGGAAAATATTAAAAAGGAAGAAAATGCTGGAAAGCCACATAAACAAGCTGTTGCTATTGCTTTAGAGAACGCAAGAAAGTCAAACGAACAAGAGGCTGATATTAAAGAAGCCGTTAGGCAAAATCTTGCTACTTTCTTAGAAAACACAGCAAAGTACAGTGAACAAAATATTGATAGTGTCTTACAGCAAATTAAGAAAGATCATCAAGAAATTATGGAGAAGCATCAAACTTTTGCCGAATTCTTACATAAGTGGGAAAAGTAAAAATACTAAATATATAATTTGTATCTTAATATACCCAATCCATTTTTTAAATGCTGTGAATATTCGTTGCAATAATGCTAGCTGCTTTAATATGAATGTCAATCATGTTAATTTTTTCCTTTAGTTAATTGCCTAGGTGTTGGTTTAAGTGGTTGTGCATTATTACCCATGCTAGAATTATATTATACTAAAATGAATAGATAAATTATCTAAAATTTGCAATAGCTTTTTGCCAATCGTAAGATGTCATATACTTACGTGCTAGCATCCCATTTTTTATTAAATCAGAAAGACTATATCGTAAAGCGTCAATATAGTGGTCAACTCCTGCTTTATCGTCTACTTCGGGCAATATTTTGCCATTATTTTTATTTATTTTGTAGCTATAGTTTTGAAATTCTCTTATAGTCTCTTTACAACGAGGATGTATATAGATCTTATAAAAACTTTTTAGAAAATCAATTCCGTCTTCAATTTTTGTTTTATAGCATTCATATAAAGGCAGACCTTCATTACGTAAAAAGGAAATAATATCAGGTCTTGAACTATCCCCATAAATTGTAATAGGTCCTAATTGGTTTTCAAGCCGATATTCTGTTTTTCTTTCAAAATACTTTTCAATATCAGGGATTTTTTGAAACATAGCTTTTATTTGGGTCAATTCTATTCCTATGCCTCCTACCTCATAATCTATATATAAATTTTTGACTTTAACTTCTGTATTTTCTAATAATTCTTCCTTAATAAAACATCTTATTAGGCAAGTTGGGTCTTTTGCGAAACCCCAATCGGCCCCATAATAAAATTTGTGCCCTAAAGTTTCAGCCCAATTATGTTCTTTAAACTCTTTTATTTGAAATTTATTTTTAAAAATTAACGCCTCTGAATATTCCTTAACTTTGCCCAGAAAAATGTGTTCATAATCCTCTGGGCGAAATAATTTCCAATTTTTAATTTCTTTTAAGGTGTCACTATTATTAAAAGGGTTATCATAAAAATTTACGTTGACTACAATACTATCAGGATGAGGATTAGCTACGAATCTTTGATAAGTTTCATCTAAGGCGTTTATCGGATTAAAAGTTATCCATATCTCAGACCCTTCGGCCCGAATAGTTGGAATCAATATATCCCAGCTATTCCGCGAAACATTCGCTGCTTCTTCTACCCAGCATCTCATTACTCCTTGCAAGGATTTAATTTCTGTGGGTCTATTCCTTATACCTTTAAAAATAATATAAGAATTATTTATAGTGCAAATGATTTTGTTTTCTGTAATTTTAAAAAATTTATTTAAATTATAAAGATCTATATATTTAACAAAAGTCGCATGGCAACTATCAGCTATAGATTCTAAAGTTTCCCGAACGACTAAAACAACAAAAGGAGTGACTTTATTTTGCATTGTGCTGACGGGTGCCCGCAACATTTCTATTAATAGCATCACCGCCACACTATCTGTTTTTGCACCTGCTCTTCCACCGTATGCTATTTTATAACGTTTTTTTTCTGTGATAAAAAATAAAAGCTTTTCGGGGATTGTGAAAGTTGTGTTATTTATATTTCCGTTCATTATTCTTTTTGTGATTGGGTTAATGTTTCTAATATTTCTTCATCATTGCCTTTAACGGGAAGTATATTAAAATTCATTTCAGACTTATTTTCAAAACTTTTATGCGAGGTAACAATCCCGTTAATTTTAGCTAATTGGTCCGCTTCTATCAAAGTTTTCAGAGTTTTGGCAACTAAAATTATGTTACTTCTTTCTCTTTCAGTAATACGACTCTTAATTTCATATATCTCTAAATATAATTTATAATCTTCTAATGATTCTCTTAAGTTCGCCTGAATCCTACTCAAATTTGCTATCTCTTCGGTAATTTTTAATTTATCTTCAAAAGCTATATTTTCTTTTGCTTTCTCAAATAATGCACTTTTCATTTGTCGCAACTCCGTTAAATCATTTAATATTTGCTCTCTTTCAGCTTCTGTTTTTTCAAAATCAGAATTTATTTTTTTTATATGTTTATAGCTATTTTCTAATAAAACATTTTCTTCGGCGAATACTTCATTCCCCATCTTCATAGCAAAACTAACTTGAGGTAAAATAGTTTCGGAGATAGTTTCCGAAAGAGTTTCCGAAATAGTTTCCGAAATAGTTTCACATTCTTTATTTGATGGTTCTTTATTTGATGGTTCTTTATTTGATGGATTTTTCTCTTCTGCTTGCTTTTCCTTCCATAAATTTTTTTGCTTATATAATGTTCTTTTTGCTCTTTCAATTTTAATTTCTTTCACACTCTTCCTTTTTTTTCTTAAGGCATTGAAATAATTTTTAGATTTTATGTATTCATCGCTGTCTTTTTCCATAACTTTCGTTATATCAATTCCATATAAATTGCAGTATTTTTTTAGCAACGGAGTATTAGTAAAAACATTTTCTGCTACGTTAGTTCTTAAAAAAATTGTTAACTCCATATCTCTGAAATCTTTTATTTCCTTAGACAATCTAGGCATATAATATTATTTAAATTTACAATAAACCAAATTTTATTTACATTTTATCATATTGTGAATAATTTTATTTGTATTGTCAATAATTGATTTATACTGTAAATAATTGTATTAATGCGAATGATTGTATTT